TACATACCAATGGAATGTTGTATCTGGATCAATTACAGTTGTAAATCCAACCTCAGCTACTACACAAGTTAAAACATCTTCAAACTATTCATCTCCGTTAGGTGGTTCTATTAATTGTACAATAACTGATACAACATTTGGCATTAATTCAACAACAAGTAATGTAAGTATTAATTTTTCCTAATAAAAATTTATGATAAACTATCCATTCACCATCAATAATTGTAGCATTGGAGCTGGTGGTTCTGGTACATTAATTATTTCTTACTCAAATGCATACCGACCAGCAACAGCTACAGGGTCGTATACATTTGCAAATACTGGTGGCAATTATGTATATACCTTTACAGGTAGTGGTACAATAACATTCTAAATTATGGCACATTTCGCACAAATTGATTCAAATAATAAAGTGTTGCAAGTATTGGTCGTTGGAGATGCAGACGCTGTTAACGGTCAAGACTTTTTAGCTAACCAACTTGGTTTGGGTGGTATGTGGATCCAAACATCATACAATACATATGGTGGTGTACATTATGGGTCTGATAGTAAACCAGATGGTGGTGTACCATTACGTAAGAATTACGCCGGTATAGGTTTTACTTACGATCCAGTATTAGATGCATTTTATAGTCCTCAACCTTACCCTTCTTGGACATTAAACACAACTACTTGTTTATGGGAAGCTCCTGTATCTTACCCATCTGACGGTAAAGTATATGTGTGGGATGAATCGTCCCAGTCATGGAAACTATCAAGCTAAAGCTAATTAATTAAATGAGTAATATTAAAAAATTTGCTTACACAACTGGTGATCTTTTTACCTTATCAGGTAATTATGTGTTGTCTGGTAAATATACTGGCTATTATAACATAGCTAATAACCAACCATATGTAGGTAAATTTACACAGGATATACCTTTAAACGTTGATTCAAATGTTTATAGTGCTGTTGTTTGCTCAGATTTATTCTTTAATAGATTACCTGGTGAAAATTTCAGTTTAACATATTCATTATCTGATTTTATTTTTCAACCTGGTGAGTTTATTAATAGTAGTGCACTTGATAACAAGTTAGCTAAAATGTATATAAACTATCTTGATACATATAGAGCTTGTTTTATGGCATCATCTAATTTACCATACAAGTTTGTAAATGTATTTTCAGTTCAATACACTGCTAGTGGTTATCAATTATCTGCAAGTTCGGGTAACATAGGTAATTACGTCTATCCTTTATCAACTATAAACCCAGCATTTACACGTATTAGTAAAATAGCTTTCGGTGCAGATATATATACTCCTAATTACACACTTATTTTTGCTAACCCAACCAACTTAGTTACATATAGGGTATTATCAGGCTTTACTACACTTAACCCATTATTTTCATCACAATATGTGGAAACAAATACCCCAGATTATGGTGTACTCACTTTTAACGACATTACTAGTATATCGCTATACAACACATCATTATTTGTTTGTGATTCAGGTTCAAACACAGTTTATGGCTATGATGCATCTGGTGTATTACAAGAAGATATTGCATTACAAAATAAATTCGTTTTAGTAAATTCTGTCAACGGAACACAAGGTGGTTTTAGTAATGCAACGTTAGTTTGTGCATCATCAGCTTTAGTTTATGTTTATGATGCTGGTACACAAACGGTATTCTATTACGATTACAATTTCAACTTAATCAATTCATATAAAAATTCAAATTTGTTTGCAACATCACAGCCTGTATGTTTAGCATATTATCAAGTCTATGATCAGTTGTATATATTAACTCAAGACTATAATTTAGTTATATTGGATAACCAAGCCAACGCAACTGTTATCCAATTACCGATGAATGTAATGCAACAGGGTGAAGTTGCATTAAAAATGATTTTTTCAAATAGTAATTCTGATATTTTCTATCTATTAACAAACTACAATCTTTACAAACGTTTTGTTTCTAATCCTATTAACAATATTGGTAACTATTCATTTGTAAACAATATTACTGGTACTAACACCAATAACTATGTTGGTAATTTGTATGATGTTAGTATTTTAAACACGTTATATAATAGCGATCAAATAGCGTTGTATGGTTTTGATCAAATTATTAATTACAATGAAGTAACGTTGTTTAACTCAATTGTTAAGTAAATATTAATATGCAATTACCGCTGCATTGTAGTAACCTATTATATCAGCAATCTTTCTTGACTGGTTATGATTTTACGGTAAGTTTTACATATTATACAGATGTAAGCGGTACTTCTCCAGTACGAAACTACGGCTTTAGTATATTTTTTGTTGATGGTATTACACCTTCTATAGCTGGTGGTGGGTGTGGTAATGGATTAGGTGTAGTATCAAATACAGTCACATCACCATTATCTTCAGTAAATGGTTTATTTGCAACAGTTGGATTTGATTTTCAAAATGGTCAATTTAGTACAGCAAATTCTATTGCACCATTTAAAGACGGTTTAGTTTTTCCATCATATTATTACGTTGGTGTAAGAACAGGGCCAAATTTTACGTTTCAAGGCGCTTCAAACGTATATTCCACTTTACCAAATCTGTTCACATATTCTGATTCAACTTTGAGTAGTTTTAGTTATCAAACAGTGAGGGTATGTGCAAGAAAGGGGTTCACAGAATTAGATGTTTATGGGTTAAACAATATTACAAATAGGTATGTAAAATTAGGTGCATTCCCAACTAACTTATCTTACTTACCATATTCAGCTAAAGTTGGTATTGGTTTCTCTGGTGATGCTCTTTTTAACGTAAAAAATATTACAATTAATGATAATTACGCAATTCCTTCAGTTACCCCGACCGTTACCCCAACACCAACCCCCACCCCTTCTGTAACACCTTCAAAAACACCAAGTAGCAGTGTGACACCATCAGTAACACCATCACAATCTGTAACACCGTCAGTTACTCCTTCAGTTACACCATCAGTAACTTCATCAATAACACCTTCAGTAACACCATCGGCAAGTGTAACACCATCAATAACACCTTCAGTAACACCATCAATAACACCTTCAGTAACACCATCGGCAAGTGTAACACCATCAGTTACACCATCAGTAAGTATTACACCTTCAGTAACCCCATCAATTACACCATCAATTACACCTTCAGTAACCCCATCAGTTACTGCATCAGTGTCGGTGACACCTTCAGTAACCCCGTCAGTTACAGCATCAATATCACCAACACCTTCTATAACACTAACAGTTTCACCAACACCTTCTTTAGGTGCATCTTCTTCAGTTACACCTTCAGTAACTCCTACTACAACACCATCTATTACACCATCTATAACACCATCGGTAACACCATCAGCAAGTGTAACTCCATCAGTAACACCATCAGCAAATGTAACTCCATCGGTAACACCATCTCAATCTCCTTCAGTAACGCCTTCAATTACACCATCGATAACGCCATCAATCAGTTCATCTCCATCTATAACACCGTCAACAACACCATCAACAACACCATCAACCACACCTTCGACCACACCATCAATTACACCTAGTATTACCTCTTCAATAACACCGTCTGTTACACCATCAGTTACACCTTCAATTACACCTAGTATTACCTCTTCAATAACACCGTCTGTTACACCATCAGTTTCTAATCAGAACTTTATAATTGGTAGTAACAACAATATCTTTATTGGTAGTAACAGTAACCAAATTGTTCACAGTTAATTAACCCGAGCTACATGGCCCAATATTATTGGATGTGCCTTCAGCTACTACACAAGTTAAAACATCTTCAAACTATTCATCTCCGTTAGGTGGTTCTATTAATTGTACAATAACTGATACAACATATGGCATTAATGCAACAACAAGTAGTGTAGGTATTAATTTTTCCTAATAAATAGTATGATGACCGCTACATATATCGCACAGCAATTTAATTGCACTACAATGTTAAATAACACACAGACATTTATTTTTAATATCGATAATGATTTAAATTTAAGTGTACAAAATAGCGACGGCTCGTTTACTAGTGATTGGAGTACTACACTTTACAATTTTTTTGCATCTAATAATGCTTCTAGTATTGTTAGTCCGAGTTTAATACAAACAGCTACGGCCCAAGTTTCTGCTCAAATTTTATATAACCCAGCCGGTATTAATGGTAGTGTGAGTCAAGGCGCATTATTATTAGGCCCATGTGGTGGGTAGTACGGCATGTAACTAACGTGTTAGTGAATATATATATATGGTAAGTCCACAGATTTGCTTACACAACTGGTGATCTTTTTACCTTATCAGGTAATTAACCCGAGCTACATGAACTCTCGTATTGGGCTGTACCTTGAGTTACTACAACAGTACCGTTAACTGCACATATTGGACCGTAAGTGAAGTAAGATGTTGAATTGTTCTTGTAACTGTGACCACCAGATGTGCAACCTGTCCACGAAACATCCATAAACCATTGACCAGCACCGCTGCTGTAAACTGGTAGAATTATATAAGAAGAGCAGCCTGGTGATGGGCTTGGTGTTGGTGTTATAGATGGGGTTGGTGTTGGCGATGAGCCTAGTGAGGCTGTTGGTGTTGGTGTTGGTGTTGGTGTGATGCTTGAAGATGGTGTTGCTGAAGATGATGGTGCTGGGTAACATGGTCCAGCGTTTTGGGCTGTACCGAAACCAGTGACTAAAGTACCATTTATTGCACAAATTGATGTGTAGAAAAATTGTGGTGATGTATTACTGTAACTGACGAAGTTACCTGTTGTGCAATTAGTATAGTTAAATATAAGTTCATATTGACCTGAACCGTTTAATGAAGCTAACATTATATAGTTTGTACAGCCGGGTGATGGGGATGGTGTTGCTGAAGGTGTTACCGATGCTGAAGCTCCAAGTGAAGCTGTTGGTGTTACAGATGGTGTTGCTGTTGGCGAAACCGATGGTGTTACTGAAGGTGTTATAGATGGTGTTATAGATGGTGTTGAAGATGGGGTGATTGAAGGTGTTACTGAAACTGTTGGTGTTATAGAAGGTGTTATCGATGTTGAAGGTGTTATAGACGGTGTGATACTTGCGGTTGGTGTTATAGACGGTGTAGCAAATGGTGTTTGTGTTATGGATGGTGTTGGTGTTAATGTCGGTGTTACGGATGGTGTTATTGAAGGTGTTACAGATACTGATGCACCAATTGATGTTGATGGGGTTAATGATGGTGTTGGAGATACAGACGTTGTTGGTGTAATTGAAGGTGTTGGTGAAGTAGTTGGTGTTATAGATGGTATAAGCGGTATAATATCGGTAAAATTATAAACAGTGTTTTGTGTATTTGATTGTAAATTATAAACCGTGCCAAATTGTTGGTATGTGTTTTGAACACTTAAAACGTTTAAATCTAAATCTATAATATTATCACAATAAATAGTAAAACCAATATAATAATTCAATACAGCCCCGTTTTCATAATAAACTTGAACAGTGGCTTGTTGATATTGTGGTGCTACATTATTGGGTGTAAAAAGATTTGATGATGCAGCTGATAAATTTGATGTAAAAGTAAAGGTTGGGTAAGATAAAATATTATCATAAGACTGCACCTGAACGTTATTTACAACTGTTTGTTGTGAACCAGGCCATTGCAAAATAACCTTATATGGGTTGTAAGGAAAACTACTCAATAACTGATTATAGTTTAAAACAACTTGCGTAACACCTTGTAAAATTACAGATGAATAAATGTTTTGCGACACTAGTGTTGGGGGACTAGATAGTGTTACAACAGTGGTGTTTGGATTAAAAAGTAATTGTTGCATTAGATTGAACTATGGTAGGTGTGGATGAAAGTGCTTGTGTTACTAAGCCCCCTACATTACTACCATCAAAAAAGTTAATAGTGAAATTTGTGTTTGTACAGTAGAATGTTTTAGCATTTACAATGTTTGTTAAATTATTACTTATATAAACAAATGTGTTGTTCAAAAATATGTTTTGATTGAGATCTTTATATGTAGTAACAACATCAAACATGTCTTGAAGTTTGTTATAAACTAATGTTACGTTTGTTGCGTACAAATAAACACCTAACTGTAAGTTAAGAGTTTGTTCAAGGGGTGCACCCCATTTTAATTTTGACCAAATATTATTTTTTATGTTGTAACCATAAAAGTTTATAATAAACGGTCTGTTATTACTTGCAACTACATTAGGGTCGTTAGAACCGGTAATTGTTGCAACATATAAAATATCACCATTTAAGTAAACATTACTTGCTTTATCGTTAATAACGGAATTGTAAATAAAAGGTATATGGGAAGTTTGATTAAATGTACCGGTTGTGGTATCGTAATCAAAGTCATCGATAATCAAATACGATGAAGTTGTTAGTACGTAAGTGTTATCGTAGATTTCAACGTTATATAAGTAATTCTGAATTTCGTTTTGAATATTAGCATTATACTTTGAAATAATAGTTGCAAATTGGCTTACAAATGTATTAACTGTATTGTTTACTATGTTATAAACAATAAAATTGCCGGGTGAATTTCTTGTAATGTAAATGTTATTTGTAGGTGTAAAATTACTTGGTATTGTATCTACTGTTGTAGTGTTTGTAAATGTTCCATTGTTTAGTACTTGTAATATGTTAGCTGAATAAGGTACAATATTTGTTGAGGATAAACCAAACATTGCAACATTATTACCAACTGTTTGTGGTGTTAATGAATTATAGCCTGTGTTTTGTTGTTTCAAACCAACATATACATTACCGTAAATGTCTGAAAGATATGTTGTAGCAATGCCAACATTATATAACGATTCTAAAAAGCTTTTTGTAGAGTTTTGTTCCTTTGAATGGTAACTTTCAAATGTGAAATCATTGCTTGTAACATAAGAGTTACCTAAAGCATTGTTTGATGAAATGTTTCTTTGAATTAGATCACCATGCTGCACAAACTCAAATGGGGTGTTATGGTCTGTTTGAGTTAGGCCAACAATATTACCATAGCTGTTAGGGTCTGGAAAAATATATGTTAAATTTGGATCAATATCAGCTTTTGGTAAGAAACTGAACGGTGTTTGTAACTGTAAAATGCTTTGGTTAGTTGGCTTAAAAAATAAACCAACATCTCTTTCATAGTATAAAGATGATTGAGGTATTGTTAATGTTGTTGGGTTATAAACATTCAGTAAATTATAAAAAGGTGATTGTGCTTCAAATAACAACCCACTTACTGGGCCAATAGATGTTGTGGTTAAAAAATAAAAATTAGTGCCTGTGAACTTTTGAATTAATTCAGCATTTAAAAGTAAACGCAAATTTGTTCTTGCAATATTGGTGTAATCAATGAAGTCGTGTGGTTGTAAAAGGTTTATATCTGGCGTATCAACCGATACAACTAAAGACTGTAATTGTTGTAATACTGGGCGTTCAGAGTTAATTAAATTGATAATAGCTTGATCAAAATTTAAGAACAAATTTGGATCGTCAATATTTGTATTTGATTGAAAGAACTTAGCTCTATCTCCAGTTGCGTTATAAAATTCTGGTGGTTCGAAAGGGTCTAAGTCGTAGTAGTTGTTGAAAATGTCATAGCCTTCTTCCAATTCAATTGAAAGCTCTTGGCTTACAGTCGATAGTGGTTGTGTTGATGTAATTTGAATTTGACTATCATTACCAAATAATGTTTCAATAATGTATGTCTTTAAGTAATTTGATATACCAGATATAGAACCTTTACCTTTAGCTAATTGTAGATCGATTTTATAGTTTTCTCTCTTTTCAGCAAAGTATAAACAAACCTGTTTAATCTTTTCTACGAAAAATGGTACAGCAATTTCTAAATCATTATTGTTATTGAAATCGATGTTTGAAATGTAACGTTTTTCTTCTGCTGTTGTGTAGTTAATTGTAACAGTCTTTAAAAATGCTATAAATTCTTGTCTAACCGTATCATTATAACTAACTTGTGATGTTGTGGTTACTGTATTCCATTTCTTTAAATACGTTTGGTAATCTGAAAACTGTAAAGCACTGCCATATAATGATGGTGTGTACTGTAAAAACTCTATAAATGAAAACGGCTGTACATTATCGTACTTCTGGTCGTTTATTACATTCGTAATGCTATGATATACAATAACATTAGAATTGTTGTTTACAATAGGGGACATCTAAAATATTTAAGTTTAGCTTAGGATTTCTAAACTAGTATAGATGTTATTAAGTAGGATGTTATCCATTATACCACCTTGCGATGTATAAGAATAGTATCCACTGTTAGTTATTGTTAATGTGTTGTTAGGGTTATTAAAATCTATAAACTCTTGTAATAGCGAGCCTTGTACCCTTGGTACAAACTGATAGAAAGTATAATAAAGTGGGATACTTAAATTATGCTGATTTTGTGGTAATACTAAATCCCACCCCCATGTACTGTCATATGCTGAAAGGGGGTATGTTGAAACTGATGATAATACCGTCTGATAGCATGTTAAATTTAATAAATTTGTATTAACAACGTTGTATGTTTGGCTAAAATTTTCGTAAGTTACAATATAGTTTGGTGATATTGTGGGACCTGCTGAAAGAACTGCTGTGTTAAAGTTTAATTGAGCACCTTTATTCTTACCATAAATTTGCGTGTTTGTATAACCTAAATTGTTAAAGTTACCTTGCCATTGATTTGTTTGTCCAAACAGTCTTTTGTGTTTTACAGAAAGTATATTGATTAACCTTGCAAGTGATGGTGGGTAATCATAGTTAAAGTTTTGGTATGTTGCATTTACACTGTCAAGTAGTGACTTTAATTGTTGCAAATTACTATAATCTATGTCATCAATGTTAGAAACGTAATTTGCTATTTTTTCAAATGTCTCAATACCTAATGTGTTTGGATCTGAGTTAGCATTACCGACTATTTGACCTAAAAATGCATTAAAGAATATTGGGTTGTAATTAAGAATTGGCTGGGTAGCTAAGCTAAGATATGCAGCTGTTTGATCAAAATTTTCATTTATTTTACGTAACTGATATATGCCGCCTGATGGGTAAATATTAAATGTATTTGAAATACCTGTTAAGTTATAATTGTTTGTAGTAAGTACAGCAAATAAAGAAACACTAAGAGCTGAAGTGTAACTAGTTACAGTACCTTTAAAGAAACCGCCTTGCGTTAACGAGCTTAAAGTGCCAAAGTTAGAATTAAACGTTACGTTGTTTATCTGGTTACCAAATGGATCTGCTAAGAAGAAATTAAAATTATCTATGTTTAAAAGAGGTAGATCCTTTAATGGGTTGCCCAATGGATCTAACATTTGGATTACAAAATTAACTGCCTCTGAAGTATATTTTATTGGAAATAATAAAAAGTTATAGCTAGAATCACTTATACCATTACTTGTAATCTGTAATGAAGTTACTTGATTAGAATTATGTGGTAAAATAGTTAACGTTTGATTAGCTGGTACGGTATTAAAATAAACACTTGTAGTACCTTGACCCATTAATTCTTGTTGCGGATCTACTATTGCGTTTGCATTAAATGACGCAAAAATGTTAACGTAGTACTGGCTCATTAATAGTATTTAATTACGGGCAACTTACACAACCTGTTGCTTGATAATTTATAATTGCGACATTGCAGTTCGGTGTTTGAGCTGTTCTACCCGTTACTGTATCTGTAATTACGCAATATACATTACCTGTAAAATATCTAGGGCCACATATACCACCGCAACATACTGCTGCAGAGAATGTTGTATTAGATAATGTTGGTGTTGATATGTTAAATACCCCACCAACTGAATACCATTGATATGTATAACTGCCTGATCCACCGGTAGCTGAAGCATATGCAGCTGATGATGTGTAGACTGTTGGGCAGCCACTGTTATTTGTTGTACCAGTCAATGTGGTTGTATTGATACTAGCTGTAAATGTTGGTGACGATGGTGTTGGGGTAGGTGTTGGTGTTACTGATGGTGGGGCGCCTAATGATTGAGATGGTGTAACTGAAGGTGTCTTACTCGGTGTTATTGATGGTGTCGGTGTAACTGATGGATAAACATAACCAGATGTAACTGAAGGTGTTGGTGTTGGGGTTGGTGTTGGGGTTGGTGTAACTGACGTATTTGGTATTGGTCCGCAAACACCAGTACTTATTAATGTTGCAGCACCACCACTTCCACTTGGGAAAGTAATTGATGAACTGTGCTGTACGCAAATTGTAGAGCCGTTTGTAATATAACTTGTAACTGATGATCCACCACAAATATTGTAAGTAACTGGGCCACCACCTGCTGTAAAACCATAAATGTAATAAGCGTCGCAAATAGTTGCTGAAGGTGATACTGATGGGGTAATTGAAGGGGTTGGTGATGGTACTGGGTAACATGGTCCACCTTTTTGGGCTGTACCGAGAGTAGTGACTAACGTACCATTTATTGCACAAATTGATGTGTAAAAGAATTGTGACTGTGCATTATAGTATGATACTTCATTACCTGATGCGCAATCCTTATAGTAAAATGAAAGTTCATATAGACCTACACCGTAATATGAAGCTTGCATTTGATAGTTTGTACAGCCGTATGGTATGGATGGTGTTGCTGAAGGTGTTGCTGAAGGTGTTATTGAAGGTGTTACAGATACTGATGCACCAATAGATGTTGATGGGGTTAATGATGGTGTTGGTGTAGGAGAAGTAATTGAGAATATAGTATTTACTGTCTGTAAAAGTTGTTTGAAATTTGTTATCTTTATGTTTGTTAAATCAGCAACTGCTGCACTAGCTGTATATAAACACTCAAAAACTCTATTTAAAACTTGCGGTGCTGTTTTTTCATTTACATTAACAAAACAATTATTATCAAAAACTAAATTTAATAATTGTTTTTCTGTATGTGTTAAAGGTACTATATCACCGGAAATAATTGTACTTGTTTGTGGTAAAAAGGAGCCTGTAAATCTATAATTTAAATAGTTAGCTAGTGCCTGGTAATTATACATTAACTTCATTAACGCTTTATTAATGATTGTGTTGCTTACAAACTCGTCACCATTTTTGTTGTAAGGTGGGAAACTACTACCATCTGGGCTTACAAACAAAATTTCGTCTTCATTGTAAATGTTAAAGTTAACATAACTTACATTTGAAATAGCCTGTAATATGGCTGTTACAGAAGGCGTTGGTGTTGGGGATATAGGCATATTACACTACTATTATATTATTCTGTATAGATTGGTTATACAGGAATGGGAATTTATAATATGGCAATTGTAAGTTGGACTTTAAAATTGATATATCTAGATCGGAATAATTTGGATTAAACACTAATAATGAAAGCCCATCCTCAGTAATTGTTGTACCATCTGCTAATACCCTTTGCATGTAAAAAGTTTGAACACCATTTACACTTAAAATTTGCTTGACTAAATCGTTTAGGTTAATTAACTGACCGAGTTGGCAGTCAGCTGACGCAAAATAAGTTATAAAAATATTGTTTACAGAATTTATGATATAATTGTTATCAACTCTTATATCATTTGTTCTTTGAATAACCAAAAACGAAGTGTTAGCAATATCTGTTGATAATGTTTCACCAGGAGCTTGTAACCCAAGAGTAAATGCTGTATAGATTGGGTCTTGTGGAATTAACTCCATGTTTAATGCTTTTAAGTCTTGCATTTCAGAAATAATAGCATTTTTTTGTGAGTTTTGTAAGAAGTACTGGTTATTATTTGCATTAACGGTTTGAATTGATGGTGTTAAGAAAATGTATATGTTATTGTCTTGACCAGCAAATGAAAAATTAACCTCATTGTACATATAGCGTGGGTCTGTATTTGGTCTTGTAATACCCAAATTATAGTAGTACTGGATGACACCGTTGATATAATCGTAATTGTTTACAACTTGTGAGCTGATTACAATGTTACTGAAGTTTGTTGAAATGAATGTATTAAAGTCATCCGCAGTAATGAGTCTGTTTTGACTGTAGAACGTTTTTGGGGCATTTTGTCTAATTTGATCAACTGTCTCAGGCTGAGCTGGTGGTGCTGAACCTAAGTTGTTTGAAAATGCGATATAGCCAGCTTGACTTGTAGTAATGTAATTTAAATTTGGATTAAACACATTACTTGCAATAAGGTTAAATTGTGGGGTTGTGTAGAAGTTTAAGTTACTACTGTTAATAGCATTTACAGAAACGTTACCAGCTGCACCCGCACTTTGAATATAATAAATGTAAACAACATCACCGGGGTTCAATTGCTGACCAAACACACCATTACCAAATTTTATTTCATAAAAACCATTTTCGTTGTATCTTAATTCGTAAGCAGCTGATGTACTGTTTTCTAAAAATAGTGAATTGGTTAAATTGAATTGTGTATAAACACCAGTTGAAAACTTTTGTACATATACGTTTATGCTTGTTTGATCAATATTAACTGGTTGGTTTGTTATATTGTCTTTGACTAGTAAAGTAAAAACTTCAAATGTTTCACCTGTTGCAACTTGTCCTGGGTATTCAACATACTGGCCTTGGTATAAAAGATTTTCGTTGTAAAGAGATGTTAAGTCATTTTGTCCAGGTGTTGGTACATTAAATGTCACATCTTTAATAAACGAATATATTATACCATTTACTGATAAGAACGAATATCTTGGAATGGTATAGATGCCTGGAAGTAAATTTTGGTTTGAAGTGGCTTGGAACGAAAGTATTGATGTATTATAACCGGACGGATTATAGTTAATAAGCTTAACCAGTCTGTTCATATTTTCATAAATCGTTGCTTCATTAAACATCGATTCACTACTTGTTTGGTTTAGATAGAATAGAAGGTAGTGGTAAGAAAGAGCAATAACGTCTGTAATAGCTGCTAAATTACTGCCTTCATAATTTTGATCTGTAAATACACCACCTTGGTTAAGCCTGTTGATAATGTATTGCTTTAAAGTTAAAGCGTCAAATGACGTGTAACTGTTTTGTGGTAAAGTGTAATCTGTAAGGGTATCTGCCATGTTATGTGTTTATAAAAAATCCAGATTTATCTAACGCACCAACTATTGTTACTTGTTGTGCTCCAAATCTTGGTACAATAATATTCAACCCAACCGTGTATGAATTGTTATCTACATCAGGGTAAACAGTTACATTAACTATATTTACTCTTGGTTCGTACGCATTAATAGCACTGTAAATAGCATTACCAATCGATTCAGCTCTATCATTAGTAATAGGTTGGAATAGTATGTTACCTAACCCAACTCCAAACACCGGGTTCAATGGTTTTTGGCCAGGGTTTGTTGAAATAATACTGGCTATGCTATTTGATATTGCGGCTAAATTGTAGTCAGCTTGAACATCTTGTATTTGTTGTGTTTTGTATAACTGATTACTGTAAGTAGTGCCTATGGCTAAATCCAAATGTAAATCTGAAAACACTTGAGCGTTACTTTTGGTAGAATTAACGTTAGCGAGTGCTTGTAACGATATGGTTGCCATGCTATAATTATTTAAACCAAATACAGAAATACACAAAGATTACATAAATAATAATATGCCTAACAAGTTTTTAACACTGGTTGAAAATAATATTGCTCGTTACACAAATGGTGGTATTTTAGTAAGTGACGTTGTCAAGTTTATCAAGAATTACGCCAGTAAACCATCGTTCAAAGAGCTATCAGATTCAATGCAGGAATATATTCATGAATTTATCAAGGACGCTACTGATAGAAAAAAGAATATAAGAGTTATTGATATTAAGACAAAGTACCCAACAAGTGCACCAAACGATGAAGATAACAGAGGCAATATCTTTTCATTAGAGTTAGCAACGGAGTTAGCACCAGGCTATTACGGTGTAAATCGCAAGGTAACAGTTCCAAGTGATTTAGTCATGGTTGATAATGATTATATCAACTTACCACCAACCCATGCTTACAAGCATAAGGAAAAGAGACAATTTAAGCCAGTACCTCCAGAAGAAGATAACGAAACACCATACAACCCATATCTTCAAACACTTTACTCGCAAGATGGTAACAAACTAAGACGGTCAGAAACAAAATTAAACAACGTTAATGTTGTTATACCATCAAAGCCAGACGTTACGGCAAAGTCTCCTGAAGTAAAGGGCTTTAGTAAGGTAGAAAAGCCTTTATCAAAGAAGATGTACAACTAAGCTAGTTTTTCTAGCTGTACAAAGCAAGCAAACGCGTTAATTTCCTTATCAAGGACAAATGCGTCTCTATAAAGATGATCGCTAATTAAAAGTATTGATTGCTTTTTGTTATCAGCATTCATCTGACTATTGTAGATATGATTAAGATATAGCTTTAGAAGGTTGCCGTAGTCTCCTTGAAATTCGTTTTCGTTCTCAATAAGGTACTTACGAAGATCTAAAACATTTTTACCTTTGAGATAAACTTCAATCTTGTTAACTATCTCATTTTTATCACTAACATCTTTTACAATAAGTGAGCCAGTAACACCACACTTTTGTATGATGTTAATGGTCTTTCTAATGTCCGGGTAGTTATCTTTGATAACCTTAACGAGGTTCTTTTTTTCTTCCTCTGGTAACTTAATTTTTTCTGCTTTTAGAATATGTACCACTCTAATTAAGACCTCTTGTATGGGAGGGTTAAGGTCAAAGTATTGTGTTCTACTCTGTATAGCAGGAATGATTTTGTGTTTGTAATTAGCTGTAAGAATAAAACGAGTATAACCACTATACTCTTCCATCGTATTACGCAATGCTCTTTGACCATCTAACGTAATACCATCAGCTTCGTCTAAGATAACAACCTTTACATTACCGTCTATACTCTTCGTCTGTGAAAAGTTACTAACCTTAGAACGAATTGTATCAATACCGTTTTCATCTGAAGCATTAATATAAAGGTATTGGCACTTTAGAATATCTTGAACAATAATTCTTGCAATTGTAGTCTTACCTATACCAGGGGTACCAACAAATAGTAGGTTCGGTATTTCATTTGTAATAGACTTGAAATATTTCTTGTTATCTTCCGATAACACCATTTCATCTAGTGTTGCGGGTCTGTATTTTTCTACCCAAAGATTGTCAAACATATTATTTTGTACCAGATGAACCAAACCCTTTTTCGCCACGCTTAGTTTCACTTACTTCATCAGTAAATAACACTTCTGATAATTCGTTTTTAAATACAACTAATTGCGCAACTTTATCACCTTTTTTGAAAGTGTGTGTTCTTGTCCCATCAAAATTTCTAAATAAAATATCAAGACTTCCTCTATAGCCTTCATCTATAATACCCGGATGGACAGCAAGATTATGTTTGAACCCGAGGCCACTCCTGCATGCTACTTGAATCCAGTAACCGGGAGAAATAAACGCAAGTTGTAAACCGATTGGTACAACCTTAGATTCACCAGGAGCAATAATAACATCATCTGTACAATATACATCCCACCCCGTGTCGTTAGAATGTGCTTTTGTTGGCAACTTTGCGTTTATATTAAGGGGTTTAAATTGAATTTGTATCATATCCTTTATTATATATTAATAAAATTGACTGTCAACCTGTATTAAGGTACTAATTAATTAAATGAAACAATAGTATGTATACTTAATTATTAATAAATTAAAATGCAAGACTTTTTGTACAAAAATTTTTAACACACAATAACGCAAAATATAATGAACTATTCTACAATCAAACTAACGGAGATGATAATTTTGTTGCTAAACAGCAGCATAAATGTTTGTTTAAAGGGGATAGTAGATTGCAAGCTAGTTTAAATCAACAAATTAAATAATAAGTAATCTAAATGGCTGATGCAAATGTTAACAATGCTGTAGATCAATTACTGCAGCAATTACAAAATAAAGGAACTCCTGCTAAACCTGAAAACCCTAAAGAGGAACTATCTAAAGAAGATGTTGAAAAGTTCCTTATTGAGTACTCAAGCCAGTTAATAAAAGGAACTGTTGAAACGGTACAGGGGTTAAAAGGGTACGTTGCATCTGCTCCAAATGCAGAAGAAGTGGAGGCTTTAGCTGCATTAGTCAATTCTTCTGCTGCAGCTATTGAAACGCTTAATAAGATTCTCATCAACAACAAAAATATCGATGCAAAGTTTAAGTTAAAAACTATGGACATCGAAAGTAAAAAAGAACTTCAAAACAGTGAGATTCAAGGTAAGTTGCTCATGAACAGAGAGGAACTTCTTAAGAAGTTAATTGATGAAGCAAAGGTTGTAGATGTTCAGGTTACAGAAACTCAAGCTGATCCAAGTACTGCTTGAGTTGAAAGTATTACTTGCTGTAAATTATTTTTTAGTACATCAACAGCTAATTGAGCCTGCTCAAGGTTTGTAATTGTGTAGTTAAACTGAAATGCGCTTCTAGCTGGATCTTGATCTTTAGGGTTTAATCCTTCAAAGAAAATGATAAAGTTAGCAATCTTGTCTAATGTTGTTTGTAGTACTACTAAAAAGTCGTGGTAATTATTTGTAGCTCTTTGGTAATATAAAACATCGTTAATAAGGTTTGTACCGTGTGATAGCTGTGCGGTATTATTGTTTAATGTACCTGATTGTAAGCCTTTTAAATTCTGCTTTAATAATGGGTCAGCATAATAACTGAACGTCTTTAAAATAACCTTTTCATTGAGAGAAGTTTTATTGTAAAGTGTTGTTGGTATGTAGAGAGGTATCAAATTACTTGCATTAAAAACGTCAAAGTATGGTGTTGTACTATTATCTAAGACGAACACTGGGTTTGTTGTATAACCAATATCATCAGAAAATGGGGCAAAGTAACTACCGTTTTGTATTCCTTTATTAACTACTGTTTTATATTCATCAGAAAGCGAAAGGTACTTTTCAATAAAATATTGCTTAAAACTGTTATCAAGAATTTTTACACCATTTAACGTAACATTACCATTGTTTACTGTATAGTTTGGTAATGTAAAATTAGTAGCTTCTAATTCATTGAACAAAATTGAATAAGATGATAATACATTTGTTGTCACTAAAGCTTTTGAAAACTTAATATTTTCATTTATTTCAGTTAAGTAGTTACCAAGTGTGTTGAGTAAGTTTGTGCTTTTGTTATAGAAGTCCAAACTCGTATCTTGAACGATACCTATATATTGTGGTAAAATTGAGCCTTGGCTTGTCATGGTGTGTTTTCGTTATATTTTGGGTCTGTAAAATGATATGTCTTTACAGCTAATATTTTATTTAAAAAGACATTATTATTAACAAACTGGTGATCAACGTGGATGATAAAATATATGCCTAAAAATTTATCATCGAATTGATTATCGATATACGTACCGGTTCTATCTACACTTAAAAATCTACCCGACTTTCTTTGGAAGCCGCCTTGTACAATTAATTCTACACCAAGATTAAGTTTTAAAATTCTCTTTAACAGTTCATTTCTACCTACAGCTAGTCTTAAGTTTTTATCTCCTTCACTATACTCTAAGAAACGATTTTCGTAATTTAAATTGGTTTTTTGTGTGTTGTTTAAAATCAGGTGTGGTATAGGTGCATTGTTATCACCTTTCATTGGATTGACATACAAATTAGAAAAATCGGTTTTAACATTTTGTATATCTCCATTGATAGAATCAATTGTAAAAAGATTTAATTCGAAATCATATTTGTGTACTAGAATAGTTTTGATTTTGTCCTGTAATTCATCACCGGGGGTGTTAAAAAACTTAGCACTTATTACATCCCCCGATTCACCAAACTCTAAAGCTTGTAAAGGTTTCTTTAATTTGTTTTGCAATACGTTAGCCTGTGGTGATTGTGTGCCAGCTATAGTTAAATTTTCAATAAAATATGAAGACCCGGAGTCCGTTTTTTTATCATATGCTTTAT